TCCACAAGAGCAACAAGCAACAGAGGAACAACCTACTAAAGAAGAAGTAGAACAAGAGACAGGTATTACCTTAGATAAATACTATGATGAATGGGTAGAAAAAGGTGAACTAGGTCAAGAGAGTTATGCTGAATTAGAAAAAGCAGGTTTACCAAAAGAATTAGTAGACGGATATATCGAAGGTCAAAAAGCTTTAGCCGACCAACAAGTAGGCAGAATGTATGATGCTGTTGGTGGTGAAGATAACTATAAAAATCTAATGGATTGGGCTTCAACTAATCTGACAGAAGAAGAGCAAACTGCCTTTAATGATACTGTTGACAATGGCTCACAAACACAAATGGAATTTGCATTACAAGGATTAATGGCAAAAGCAGGTATGACACCTGAAACAAGTAATCAATTATTTCAAGGTGAAACTAATGTAGTTGATAATGATGTCTTTACTTCTGTTGCTCAGGTAACTGAAGCTATGAGTAATTCTAAATATGAAAAAGACCCTGCCTATAGAAAAGCTGTTGCAGATAAGATAGCAAGGTCAAGTGTACTTTAATGCTTAATGTTTTAGGTGCTGTTGCACCAATGGTAAAAACTTTGTTTAGTACAATAGATAAAACTATTGATAACAAAGCTGATGCTGAAAAGATGAAACAACAAATTCAGCAACAATTACTATCTGGTCAATTAAAAGAATTAGAAGCACAAGCATCTATAATAACTGCTGAAGCAAATGGCGGTTGGCTACAAAGAAACTGGAGACCTTTACTAATGATTACATTTGCAGGTCTTGTTGTAGCACACTGGTTTGGTTTCACTGCTCCCAACATACCTGAGAGTGTTCAAAACTCTTTACTTAATATCGTAATGATAGGTGTAGGTGGTTATGTTGTTGGTAGGAGTGGAGAAAAGATAGCGGATAAATTTAAAAAGGAGAAGTAACATGCCAAGTCATTACGGACATAAGAAAGACAAGAAAATGCAAAAGCCTAAAAATGCTGTTGCTATGAAGTCTAAATCACCACTTAAAATTAAGAAGAAAAAATAATGTCACTAGTAGAAAACATCAATAGACGTAGACGTTTAGGTATCTCAAGACCTAAAAGTAAATCTACCATTTCACCTGAAGCTTACAAAGATATGAAGAATAAATGGAAAGATAAAGCTAAAATTAAAAAGAAGTAATGTCTAAAGATAAGCCACTAAATAAAATCTTAAGAAACCCTAATCCTAATAAAAAGTTTATGGTTTATGTTAGAGATAAACAAACTAACAACATTAAGAAAGTATCTTTTGGTGACCCCAATTTATCTATTAAGAGAGATAATCCTGATAGACAAAAATCATTTATGGCACGAATGGGTGCTGTACTAAAAAAAGTAGGCGGACAAAAGAATTTATCACCTGCATATTGGGCGGTAAAATCTTGGAGAAGCGGTACTAAAATTCCAACATAGCATCATCTCTCGCAAGAGAGGTGCTTATCGAAACCCCAAAAAAGTTTGCCTGTTACGACAGACAACAAACCGATTATGAAAGTAGATAGGGAATACTTAATAACAAAAAACAATACTTATAAAGGAGTATAATTATGTCAAACGCAACACCAAGTAGACTAGGTTTAGTCAACAATACTGGTACAAGCTATGATGCATTATTCTTAAAAGTATTCAGTGGAGAGGTACTTTCAAGCTTTCAGCGAGAAAACCAAATGTTAGGTATGACCACCGTTAGAACTATTGCTAATGGTAAGTCTGCACAATTCCCTGTTACTGGAAAGATTTCAGCATCATACCACACAGTAGGAAACGAGATACTCGGTTCTGCTGTAAAGCACAACGAAAAAATCATCAACATTGATGACATGTTAGTAGCATCAGCTTTCGTAGCTGAAATGGACGAGTTAAAGAACCACTATGATGTACGTTCTATTTACTCAAGAGAAATGGGTCAAGCATTAGCAAAGACTGTAGACCAAAACTTATTACAGTTAGCTATCTTGGCTTCTCAGGCATCAACAAATATCACAACTGACCTAAACGGTGGTTATGAGATTACTGATGCTGACGCAAATACAAACATGGATAGCTTAATTTCATCTATCTTTGAAGGTATTCAAAGACTTGATGAGAATGATGTTCCTGATGCGGGTAGATACATTGTTGTAAACCCTGACATTTACTACAAGTTAGCAAACGTAGATAAGTTAGTCTCTCGTGACTTCTCATCTAACAATGGTGACTTTGGTAAAGGTACAGTGGTAGCAATCGGTGGTGTTCCTGTAATTAAGAGCAACACTGCTGTAGATGCATTTGCAGATAACTCATCTGCTGTAACTGGAACTAACAACACATACAACGTAGACGGTCAAAACCATGTTGCATGTTTATTCCATTCATCAGCGATTGGTACTGTAAAACTCAAAGACTTAGTGCTTGAGACAACTTATGACCCAAGAAGACTTGGTACATTAATGACTGCAAGAATGGCAGTAGGCTCAAACATCTTAAGACCTGAGAGTGCAGTGTCTATCAAAACTGCATAATAACTAAACTACATGGGGGGATTTAGTTCCCCCCTTTATTATGAAACTTATATACCTTCTTGGATTTATATGTTTTCCCCCAGATGCTTATAATCCTGAACCCATTTGTACAACTATACAACAGCGATATGAGACGGTCTCTGACTGCATCAAGTATGGCAATGAATTAAATATAATCTTAAAAGAAGAACAAGTTAAAGATTACCATTTTAGGTGTAAAGAATATGACAGTAACAACAAGAACTACTGAACTAGAAGCAGTAAATACAATCCTTTCAACTATTGGTGAAGCACCACTAAACAGTTTGACAGGTTCTTTACCTGTTGACGGAACAGTAGCATTAAACATTTTATCTGAGATAACAAGAGAAGTACAAAGTGCAGGTTGGCATTTTAATACACATTACAAAGTTACATTAACAAGAGATACAGGTAACAAAATTCCACTAGCTACAAATATATTAAGAGTAGAACTAGATAATAATAGATATTCAAAAGTACAATACGATATCGTTCAAAGAGATAACTATTTATATAACTTAGCAAAGAACCAAGATACCTTTGATACAAACTTTGAAGATGTCACTGTTGTTTACTTATTACCATTTAATGAAATACCTGAGCAGGCTAAAAGATATATTACTATTAGAAGTGCAAGAGTATTCCATGACAGAACTTTAGGTGCAAATACACTACATAAATTCTCTACAGAAGATGAAGCAAGAGCATTAATAGTTCTAAAACAAGCAGAAGCAACAACAGGTGATTATTCTATCTTTGATACACCTGAGCAAGCATACACAATTACTAGAAACACAAGGGTCTACTAATGCCATTAGTATCGAGAACTATACCAAACTTAGTTCAAGGTGTGTCTCAACAACCTGAGATACTAAGATTAAGTTCTCAAGCTAGTGAGCAAATCAATGGATTTAGTTCTGTTGTTGAAGGTTTAAAGAAAAGACCACCTACTAATCATATAGCTAAAATAAGCAATTCAAGTTTTACAAATCCCTTCTTACATACCATTAATCGTGACACTAACGAGAGATATGTAGTTGTTATAGAGAATGGTTCACTGAGAGTGTTTGATGTTGACGGTACAGAAAAGACTGTTGTTAATCAAACTAATGCAACTAATTATCTAACATCTACAAATCCTCGAAGTGATTTTATTTGTGTCACTGTTGCTGATTACACATTTGTTTTAAATAAAAATCAGACTGTAGCTATGAGTGGTACAACTTCATCAGCAAAAGTAGAGCAAGCAGTCTATACAGTTTTACAAGGTGTCAATAACGTAGAGTATTCGATAACAATTGACGGTACTACTTACACCCATACTACTGCAAGTTCAGGAGCATTATCAACAAAAGGTATTCGTGATGCACTTGTTACTGCTATCGGTAGTCCTTCAGGTATTACTATAACTAATCTTGGTGACAGTTCTTTTTCTGTTGTTAAGTCCTCAGGTGCTTTAACTATATCTGCATCTGACGGTTATGGAGACCAAGCTTCTCAGGTAGTTAAAGATGAAGTACAAAGTTTTTCAGATTTACCCTTACCTGCAATCAACAATATGGTTGTTTCTGTTGTTGGTGATGCACAAAATGCTTTCGATAATTACTACGTTAAATATGAAGAAGACAATAGAATATGGAAAGAAACAGTTGCACCTGATACAGAAACTACTCTTGATGCTGATACCATGCCACATGTTCTTATTAGAACATCAGACGGAAATTTTAGATTTACACAAGTAGACGGTTCTACTTATACAATCAGTTCAACAGATTATGATGTACCTGTTTATGGTGGTCGTGTTGCAGGTGATATTGATACTGTTCCAAATCCAAGTTTTGTAGGTCGTAAGATAAATGACATCTTCTTTCACCGTAATAGATTAGGTTTCTTAACTGATGAGAATGTTGTGATGTCAAGAGCAGGAGAGTTCTTCTCATACTTTCCTGAAACTGTTACTCAGGTCTTAGATACTGACCCTATTGATATTGCTTCTACTCATACAAAAGTTTCTATACTAAGACATGCTATTTCGTTTGACGAAGAGTTATTAGTATTTTCAGACCAAACACAATTTATTGTGAGTGGTGGAGCAACACTGACAGCAG